GCTCCATCTATGTCTATTCACGATTTTGTCGGGATTAGTGGAACCACTATTGGTGGAATTAGTCGACTAAAGGGCGGCAACTTTCCATGTGGTTTGGTCCGTTTTGATTTCGCTAACACTGGCGAAACTGGCGGAACTTTGACTATCCAAATTGATTTGGTACCTGGTCATCACAGAGGTTATTTGTGTGAACCTATGATGGAGATGTGAAGAATGACAATGACAACAGCGACAGATATTGCAGTTACTACTGCCAAAAGTGTGGTTATCTTGGACCACCTTAAAAATAATCGAATTGAGTATTTGCTATTGGTTGCGATCGGCCACCTTATCGGAGCAACAGCGTTCCTTACTGAGAAGGCTTCTGGAGTGTGTGCGTGATGGCGAAGTATAATTACGGAAAAACATTCACGAAAGACGGAAAGAGTGTTCGTTATCGATACACTAACAAAAAGAAGAGCTCTAAGAAATTGGTTAGTGCTCCAAAGCGTAAGCAACGAAAGTCACGGAAGTGATAACTTGGTAAGTTACTTTGAGATTGGCGGTAAGATTGTTGAATGTGCAACATATCAAGCAGACGCTAATCAACCTGGATTCGGTAAACCTATGGACGAATTAGGTAAAATGATACTGGAGAAAACCGTTATTGAATTAGCGGATGCCGCGGTAGGTGATCGTTACAGTGTCAAGAGAGGAATTTCCGGTACCCAAAAGATTCGAGCAGGCGGTTCGGCGGTTTCTACCGGCGGCGCTATTGCACGTTGGGCTTTGGTCGCTGCTGCGGCAGACGGTCCTCTACCTATTGGTGATATTGTTGCTGCCGGAATTTTAATCGGCGGTGGAGCTTACCTGATTCATCAGGGCTACCAAGACGTACGGCAGAAGTGAAACCAATGAAGTGTGATCAGTGTGGATATCGGCCACAACGTAGAGATGCAAATAACCTGGTTCTTGACCAGGGCAAAGACAACCTGGACGTCGACATAATTTATGTTCGATGTTATCAGTGTGGACACGAATGGATTGAATGAGTTAATAGACTGGGTCCATTACCCGTCTATCATGATGAACTTGAAAATCATGCGGAGCCAGGACAATAGATGCATACACTGTGGATACAGTTATTGTGGGTGTTGGCGATGATAGTCTGCTGCGAATGCGAATCTTATGAAGACCAAGATAATTGTGAAGTATGTCAAGATTATCTTTGGCATGAGGCATGGCAGAGGAATAATTCATGAACGCATCAGTTCGATGCGCAATATGTGGACAAGTCGGTCAAGTTGTACTATGGACAACACAGACAAGGACACGAAATAAAGGAGAATATGTATTCTCAACAAAAAATATACCTGAAGTATGGATATGTGATACACATGAAATGTGAAACATGTACCAGAGTAATAGAGCTCTACGGAACAAATGAAATGGTAAGCTCTTGGTTATGTTCCTGCTCGAAGAAACAACGTACGATCATCAACCGACAGATTGCAATATTCTGCAATGAAGGTTGTTGTGAAAACGTTCCCATTGTGAACGGGATCGTAACGTGCAGACAAGCGAGATACTGGAGAGGGGTATTCTGAACACCTTTATCTCTCGCAGCCGCTCAAGCGGCGTAGCGGCCTCAGCGGCAGCGGGCCGAAATTCTAGACTCAATCTTGAGTTATGTCTTTAGACCCTCACCTCCGGTGGAAAGGTGAAGAAGATGAGAATGGTGGGCTTGCCTACTAAGGTGCAACCGGTTTGAGTCTTCAAGGGGAGTGAGGGCGTCAGCAGGGGTCGAAGTAACGATTATAGATAGTCAGCCCTTGGGGAATACCATGGCTCGACGAACTTCGAACAAAATACAACCTGCAGCAATGACCATCTTAGCCACTACGGCTAACGTGGGTTCTGGAGCTACAGGTAGTTTTACAGCGGATCTCTCCCAAATGGCGAGTTTGCTTAACCGGCGATTTTATCGACAAGGTTTGAATTGGGCTGTTGCTGGATTTAAAATTTTTACAGGACCCGGTGTTGAGGGTCTTGTAACAGTTAAGCAACTACCTAACACATGGGTTACTTCTAACGCATGGGAGAAGGCTTTTCGTGCTTGGAACAAACAACAAATGGAAGCCGTTGATGATGCTGGAGCTCAATCTGCAGTTGCAAGATTTAGAGATTTCAAAGTGTTTGCTGATGTCGAACACGTAAGTTCCGGTTTTGGAGGTAATTTGTTACCTCTTGATGGGCAATCACCACTTGCACAACCATACGCTACTGGCGAATGGCAACCATCTGAAATTGTGTTGCCTATGTCAGAGTCGGACGGTACTGCTCTTATTGCACCGGGAGAACGTTTCTTGCATATGTGTGGTATCAATGTTAATGGATCCACATCACGAGGAATTATTGAAGGGTATGCAGATTCTCGAGCATTCCCACAAAGTCCGGACCCAGTTAGTCCGGCGATGGATTCGACCGCCAACTGGCTTGCTCGAATGTTTGATGATGGAAACGATATTGGCGACGTCCTGGAGAACGCCACTGATCGTAATGATAACTTGCCGTATCCCCAGGTGGAATATCCTGGTGGTGAGGGTCAAGCTCCATCTATGTCTATTCACGATTTTGTCGGGATTAGTGGAACCACTATTGGTGGAATTAGTCGACTAAAGGGCGGCAACTTTCCATGTGGTTTGGTCCGTTTTGATTTCGCTAACACTGGCGAAA